CGCCAGACCAGCGTCAATCCCTGTCATGGCGAAGCTGCCGGCCCCTGCCGCCAGATGCCGATGCCAAAGCAGGTCGGCGGCATTGCCGGTCAGGGCAAACGAACCGGCCCCCGCGTCAAGGATCGCCTCGCCCGCCGAGAACGTCGCCGGGTTGCCCGTCAGCGTGAAAACCCCTGCCTCCGCCACCAGGCGATACAGCCGGAATTGCGCGACATCGATCCGCGCCATCCCCGGTGCCGCGCGGCTGCGCAGCCTGTAGCGAAGCAGGGGCAAGGTCTAGGCTTCTGCCTTAAAGGCCGTGCGGCCACCGAGCGCTCGCGAGATCGTCGCCAGCTCGTTCTGCATTTCCATCAGGCCGGCTTCTTCGGTCCTGATTTCCTCTCGCAGCGCATCGGCCTGGTTGCGGCTCAGGTCGGCCCATTCGTCCGACAGCTTGTCGCGCAGCGGCTTGGAGGCTGCGAGCCGCGCGTCCACCTGTGGCTTGAGTTCTGCGAACCGGGCGCGCAGCGCTTCGGGGGTCATGTCCATGGTCGATCTCCTAGATCTGCAGGTGAGGTTTTGCGAGGTCCGGCGTCCGGCCTTCGTGGAAGCCGCGCAGCCAGATCAGCACCGCGTTGTGCGCATCGCCGTGGGTCTCGACGTTGAAGGCCATCAGCTCCCCGACCTCGGGGTTGGACCCGACCCGCACAAGGTAGACCTTGCGCAATTTCGGGTGCCACTCGAAGCGGTACTGCGGCAGCTTCGGGTTGCGAATGTGATAGATATCCTTGGCCGCCCCGCTCGGGTGCGGATCCCGCCCCAGGAACGCCGCGAACGCTTCGCGGGTCTTGGGGTCAGCCAGCGATGCATCAAGCATGAGTCAGCACGCCTGCAGATGCGTCGAAGTCGACGGTGAAGCTCTCGCCATCCGCCAGGCTGACTGTTGATCCGTAGTCCCAGAAACCGATCAGCGGATCAGCCGGTGAGGTCGGCGTGTCATCGTACAGCACCGGATAGCGGAAGTTCGCGATTGCGCCGCCCGATGCGGTGAAAGTCACGTCGCCGCTCACCAGCTTATAGGTGCCGGACGTTTGCGCCGAGCTCGACTGAGTGCTCTGCGAGCCACCGGCAGTGTAGCCGTTCCCTGCCGAGATTTCCGTCAGGTCAGCCTTCACCGAGTTGGTGGCCAGCGGCGCGGTCAGGCACAGCATGACCTTGAGCGTGTCGGAACCGAGGTTCATCACGCCTTCGTAGATGTTCTCTGCGAAGGCGTTGAATTTCTGATACGTGGCCATGACGGCCTCCTTTCAATGAGAGAGAGTTTGCGGGCCGTCAGCCCATAACCGTGCCGTGAATACCCGACTGCGGATCAGCGCCAGAAACGCCGCTAGTGTCGCCGATGAACACGCCGTCCGTGACGCCATATTCCAGCCATGCAAGGTAGTTCCGACCGACCGCAGGAAACGTCCTCAGCGAGGCCGTCATCGGCACCGGCTCCTCGGTGTCCTTGGCGGTGTTTGTTGTGCGCAGCACGCCCGTCGCCAGTGCGCTGGTGGAGCTTAAACCAATGCCCACGCCGCCACCCGTCGCCGTATTGGCGCTTGAGCCCGTCAACATGCATGCGACCTGGCACTCAACCATGTCCTCGGCGACGCCAGCGATGAAGTTAAGCTGATTGGAAGAAGACCCGTTCGCCTGCCGCCAAGTGTTGGTTTCGTAGCCCCAGTTGTTGGTGCTCTCTAGCCGTCGCATCGGCCGCTCGACCCGGTTGTAGTAGTTCCACAGGTAGCGGCTGGTGAGGCTGTCAGCGGTCTGCCCGGTCGCGTTCGCATAGAACGTGCCCAGATAGCGCCGGGTCGCATCGCCGCTCTTGACCAGCACACCGTCCTGCGTCGTGAGCGCCGTGGCGCGCGTGGTGTCATTCGTCCAGACCAGCGATTCCAGCGTCAGCGTGCCGCTGTTGTCGTAGATGAACACGTCATAAGGCTTGCCGGACGTGAGCCCGCTCAGCGACAGGCTGAGGTCCGACGAGAGGGCTCGCACCGACCACTGACCGCCGGCATAGACCGAGATGCGATTGCCGCGGAACTTGGTCAGGTAGATCGTTGCCTGCGCCGTGCGATCGGAGGTCGAGATCGCCACGCCTGTCTCGGTGGTCAGCCGCGCCTCGCAGACCGACGCGCCACCCGAGCCGGACGTGCCCCAACTGCCCCCGGTCGCATCATACTGCAGGTTTGACTTGCTGGTCTTGTCGTGAACCTGCGCGCCGTCATAGGGCGAGATATAGCCCCACGCCCCTGCGATCCGCACCGCGACCTTGTTGTCCTGCCCGGCCCAATCACCCGAACCGGACGTGCCGACCAGATAGGCTTGCCCGTTCGTCGGCGAGCCCGGCGGCGCGTTCTGCTGCGCCTCGACGCTCACGCCCAGCGGGAACAGCAGCTTGGCCGGGTAGACCGTTCCGTCGCTCAGCGTGACGACGAAGCTGTCCCAGCCCGCAACGATGTATTGCTCGTTCGCCGCCGTGTCCTGGTTGTAAACCGTGTGCCCGACCTGCGGCGTAGCAAACACCCAGCCACGCTTGGTATAGACCGCCAGGTCATCATCCTGCCCGGCGAAGTCGCCCGTTGCCGATGCCCCGACGCGATGCACGTCGCCCACCGTCGGAGATCCCGGTGGCGAGGTCACCACGCTCAGGATCGAGTTGAGCGAAACCGATGCGGCATCCTCGATGTGGTAGCGCTTGCCGTCGCCGGTAACGATCGTGGTGAGCCCGTCATCGGCCGTGGTCGTGTCGGTGCTGTCATAGGTGTAGACGTAGCCGGTTGCCGCCCAGAACACCGCCAGCGGCACGTCGCCGGTCGAGAACTCGAAATCGCCCAGCGTTTCGCCGGCGCCGATAACAATGATGATGCGCTTGACCATCGCCTCGAGCAGCGTGTCCTCGACAACGCCGCTTTCCGCGACCGCCGTTGAGCGGATCGGATGATTGTCTGCCATCTATGTCCTGCTGCTTTAGGCGGCTTCTTCGAGCGCCGTTTCGAGGCTCGTGTTCCAGCCGTTGATGATCGACGGATCGGTGCCCGCGAGACTGAGCGAAAGCGTGAAGTCAGAATTGAGGCTCAGGCCGTCCACGCGATAGAGCCCGTTCATGTCGTCATAGGGCGACGGCGCATCCCAGTAGATCACGTCGCCCACTTCCAACTGCCGGTTGGCCTTGCCGGTCGCCACCAGCGCCGCGATGTCGAACTGCCCCGAGACCGTCGCGCCATAGGCGTTGTCGGTCAGCATGGCATAGCCCAGCCGCTGCACCTGCGCCGCACTGTCGCCGAAGCGGTACGTCACGCGGGTTGCAGTCGGGCTGTCCAACGCCGTCGAGGGGTATGCCGTCTCTGCCGCCTCGCCGAACCGGCTGGACGGATAGAACTGCGCCACAATGCCGTCGATGGCCGACCGGGTGTCCGGCTCGTTCTGCGTCGAGATCGCGCCTGAGCGAAGCCACAGGCCCTTGTAGATGGTCGCTACGGACGCTGCCGGCCGATCGGCCCGAATGTGATAGGCGCCCTCAGCCTTGCGCAGCGTGCCCCGGTTCGTCTGCAGCAATGAGCCCAGCACGTCGATCGGGCTTTCCTCCGACGTCACCAGTCCGTTGATCCGGCCCCGGCGCTCGTTGTCGCCCAGCGTGCCCACCCACTCGTCATCAATGACGATCGAGGCGCGGGCCGATGTATCGTCGATCTCGGCGCGAGTCGTCTGCCCGCCGATCTCGGCGCACAGATAATCCTCAATGACCAGCGTGGCATTGGCCGACCAGTCCCAGGTCGTCTTGTCGTCAGGGTCGTGGCTGCCGTTGCGCCGGTCGTAGAGCCACAGCCCTTTGACCTTGAGCTTGATCTCGGGGATGCCGCCGGCACCCCATAGCTCAGTGTGTTCGTCGCGATCGGCGCCGACCGTCATGTCGAGCACGACGGTGCAGACACCGCGCTGCCGGAACTGCGTCCAGCGGGTCGCGCGGTCGACCGCATCAGGATAGAAATCATCCGGCGGCGACGGGAAGCGATCCGAGATGATGCTATCCATCGCCTGATCATCGGTGCCAGAGCGAAACGACGCCTTGAGGAAGTTGCCGCTGGCATTGTACCAGGGCGCCACCTGCGGATTGCCGTCTATGTCGAGCGGGCATTCCACGCCGTTGATGACGACGGATTCGAGGCTTTCGCAAATGCCCTCGGAGACCGCGAGGCCGAAGATCCAATGGTTCGGCGCCGACCCACCCACGGCCACCGTCTGGTGGAAAAACACGCCGCCCGTCACCGTCGTTTCCCCATAGAGGCGGCGCACCCGCAGCAGCCCGGCGAACTCAGGAAGCTCGATGCCCCGCGCCTGTTCGGCCTCTACCTGCGCCTGCTGTTGCCCGCCCTGCCCCAGCAGATAGCTCAGTCCGTAGGACGCCGCCGTGAGCGCCAGGCCAATGCCAACCTGCACCAGCAGCTGCCCGACAACGCCGATCGAGGCGTACCAGGTCGCCACGCCAGCGATCGCCAGCTCGATGCCGGTTGCGCGCGCCGGAATCGTACCGGCCACGAACAGCGCGAGGGCGAGCAGAAGTCTGGTCACGCGCACACCTCCCACGCCCGATCTGGAAAACTGCCGATGCTGGTCACTGCGCCACCCTCGACGTGACCGGCAATCCACCGGTCGGTGCCGTCGAAGATCGCCGGGACGCCATCAGCGGCCAGCCCGTTGAACACGCCGATCATCACCGCGCCCTGCCGGTTTTCCTCAGCGGGCTCCCATCCCTGCGCCTGCGCCATGTTGTCGAGCGCCATCTCGACGGCAGATAGGCCCGTGCCGCCGCTTGCGATACGCGCCAGCGCGCGTTTGGCACTTGCCTCGTCCCATTCCACCCGCCGCCAGCCCGATGCATAGTCGACGCCCGTAGCCTCAAGCAGATAGTCCGCGAGCCAGAGCAAGCAGGGATAGCGCCAGTCGATGCCGCGCACGGCGCGGGCAATCGCATGCTTGACGGCATCCATCAGGCCGGGCGCCAATCCAAGGCCGGCCCCGTCCGGGCGATCTTCTGGGTGTAGTAAAACCCTTCGTCGCTGGCGAACCGTTCCTGCTGGCTTTCCTGCGACCACTTGCGGCCGGTCGGCTTGTCGAACCGCGGCAGCGCCTCGAAACAATTCAGCGTCAGCTTGATCGTGCCGTCGCCATTGACTTCGCGCTGTAGCGTGTCTTGTTCCAGCACCTGCACGAGCAGCGGGTCGCGTATGATCTGCCGAGAACTGTTGAGCGCGCCCAGCCAGAGCCTGGCCGAACGCCCCTGCACGCTCTCATCCATTCCAGCCAGCACCTGCGGATCAAGCCCGTCGATCGTGAACTGCTGCGACCGGAAGCTCAGCGCGTCCCCGCGATCGATCGTCCCGACCGAATACAGGTGCCCCACGCCCAGCCAGGTCTCGCCGTCCCATGCGATCGGGTGCATGCCGGACCAGCAATAGAGCGGCGTTGTGGCCGTCTCGAACCGCGCCAGCCAGCACAGATCGCGATGCGTCGAGCGCAGCGCATTCGCCATGTCGATCGTCAGGCTCATGCGAAAGCCGGATCCTCGATGAAGCTGAGCGTCAGTTGCTCGGATCTGTCACCGGGCACCAGGCTCAGCTGATCATCGCCGGCCACGAGGCGGAACAACCCGGTCGGCGTCACCAGGCTGACCGGGTCGCCATCCGCCGCGCCCATGCGCAGCGGCGGGCGAATGCTGACGGTTGCCAGCCCACCGGAGTCAGAGGCCACGGTGTCGATCGCAACGTGCAGGTTCTCGCCAATGCCGAGCATATCCATGGCCTTGAGCGACACGGCCTGGCTGGCCGTGAGCCCGCGCAGGGTGATTGACTCGGCGCCCGCCGCTGCATCGGCGTTGAGATTGACAGTCGGCCCACTTGCGCCGGCGCCGCGCGGCTGGGTTACCGACCCAAATGCGGCACGGCTCTTGTCATAGAAGCGCGCCAGGACCTTGCCGCCGCGAAGCTTGATGCAGAACCGGCGCAGCTCATCGAGATCGTCACCCTTCATCGTCGTGAAGGTGAGATCGGCCTGCCACAGCTCGGTGCTGCCGCCGGAGATCCGCGATATCGGGTTGAACGATGACGCCGGCGACATCTGGTTGTAGGATACCAGGTTGAACCGCGCCGCCGCGATGCTGTAGAGCGCCGCGGGCATAGTGATGATGTCTACCATCAGAACGACCGGTTGCGCTGCGCGCGTGCTGTCGCCAGCGGCGCCTGCTGATTGACCTTCTGCCCGGCCACCTCGCCCGCGACCTTGGCCATCACGGGAACCAGGTTGCCATTGCGCACCTCGGTCACCACCGTCACGGCAAGATCGCCCCCGCCGCCGCCCAGCGCGTGATTGGGGATCACCGTGCCGTTGCCGCGCGGCACGATCATCTCCGGCCCACGCTCGCCGACCAAATAGGCCTGCCCGGCAGCAATGGGCCCACCATCAGCCCGGGGAAACGCCGGGAAAAACCCGCCGGCGGTGAACGACGTCGGGATGTTCCAACCGCCGCCGAACCCGCCGCCCATGATGCTGCGAAAGAAGCTCTGAATGCCCGCCTCGAGCATCTGGTCGCCAAAGCTCAGTAGCTTGTTGCTGATCGCCTCCAGCACGTTCTCGCCCGAGCGAAAGGCCTGCCACACCGACATGACGCCATCTGTCAGCGTCCCAGAGAGCGTATCTGCCAGCTTCTCGGCCTGGTCGATCATCTTGCCGATTCCGTCGTCGGCCCAGGCTTCGTATTCGCTGACAGCCTTGCCGGCCGCCGCCCCTGCCTTGTCGGCATCCTCAGCTAGCCGCGTCAGCGCATTGTCTTTCGCCTTGCCGGACACAGCCGTGAAGAAGCCGCCCAGAAAGTCCGTTCCGAACGCATCCTCGAAAGACCCGGCCATCTTGCCAGCAACATTGCCGATCGTGCCGGCAAACGGATTATCGACGTTGCCCAGGCTGACCGAGCCGATATCACCGACCTCAAGCCCGATCGATGCCAGCGCATCCCGGGCACCGCTCGTGAACTGGTTGATCAGCCCGATCGAGCCGTTGATCATCGCCTCAACGCCGTCGATCACCGCGTTGGCAGTTGAGAAGACGATATCGCCCATCACCTGCGGGAAAACGGACCAGTATTCCTTGAGCGCGTTGAAGGCACCCACGAACGTCGCCACAATGCCGTTGCCCGCCGCAACGACATAGGGCTGGGCCATGTCCCACATTTCGCCGAGCCACCCAGCGATCGACGAGATTGCAGGCTCGACCAGATCGTAGATGCTTTCGGAGAACACCTGCCAAACCGCCAGCGCGGTGTCGCCGAACGACACCTGGACGTCCGACGCCTCGTTGATCTCATGCGTCAACAGGGCAACGGCGCCGGTCGCCGCGCCAATGGCAGCGCCGATCGGCCAGAACTTCGACACCATGCCCACGGCCAGCTTGCCGGTCTCCTGCAGCGCGCGGCCGAGCCCGCCTTCGCTGGGGCCGTAGATCGTCGAGATCTGCGAGCCCTGCTGCGCTGCCACCATCAGCGGGTTCATGCCGCTCGCCAGCGATACCCCGATATCGTTGAGCTGGAACACCAGATTGCGCTGCTGCGCTGCCGCCATGCGCGACAAGGAGCCCGTCTGGGCCAGGGCACGATTCTGCAGCCCCAGGCCTGCCGCTGCGCGCGCCCCGCTCGCCTCAATGGCGCTTGCGGTCGCCATCGCATCGCGCTTGACCTCCGCAAAGCCGGCGGCCGTCTCGTTCCTAGCGGTGATGCGCGCGCGCATTTCCGGCGTCATCCTCGCGCTCCTCAGCTTCCATGATCAGGTGGGTAACGAGCAGGTCGTAGTCATCGACCGTCATTTGCCGGATTTCGTCCGGCGTCTTCTTCAGCCGATCCGCCAGTCGGTAGAGGTTGCGGACGTGCGGATCGGCTAGGCGTTTTTTGCCTCGTCGGCACTGAGGCGCCGCGTCATCGCATCAGCGATGCGCATGACCACCTCTGGGGCAGCGTTCTCCATGAGATCGAGGGCGTCGATCCGGCGGAACAGCGGCTTGCCGTCCGCGCCGCACGCCTTCATGCAGATGATCTCGGCATTTTGCCGGAAAGGATCTGTCGAGGTGCTGCGAGTCTCGCCGAGCTCCTTGAGCGTAACCATCGTGTAGTGGATGACCAGCGGGCCGCTGTCATCGCCCCATTCCGGGACCTCGACGGTACGAACCTTGGTCGGGTCCGAGTGCGCCTTGACGCGATCAAGAATACTCATGATCAGACCGTCCCATGCGTGAGCGCGCCAGTGCCCTGGATCTGCAGCACCAGCGGCACGATCTGGGCATTCGCCACGTCACCCACCTGGCGGCTGGTGATCAGACCCGTGCCGGTCAGCGTCTCGTCGCCTGAAGTCGTCCCGGCCGGCTGAAACACGAAGCTCAGCGACTGCCCGATCAACGCGAGGGCCTGCCCGTTGGTGTCGGCCTTGTAGTGGTGGCAATTGATCGACGCCGTCCAGGTCGGCAGTTCGTCGGCGACATAGGTGCGCGCGGCGTCACCTATTGCCGTGTCTTCGACTGTGCCCTCGGTCTCGGTGATGGAAAAGGACGTGATCTCGGCAATCGCATTGGCGCCGATCTTCACGACCCCGCTATTGCCCTTGATGGTGGCCATGGGAAGACTCCGTTTTCCTAGATGATGGTGGTCGGGTCGCCGACCGACGTCCGGTAAGTCACCGGGAACAGGATCCGCACCTTGCCGATGCGTGCGGCGGCGTCTTCGCCGCTCGGAAGCTCAATCTGCGTGCGCGGCGCGCCAAAGTTGACCAGCAGCGCCCGCACAGCGCCGTCAGCGGCATAGATTGCGGCTTCCGCCTCGGCCGCCATGGTGTCGAGCGTGTCCTCGAGACCGTCGCCACCCAGGGCCCAGCCCTCGATGACCAGGTTGCCCTCGCGCTCGAAGGTGTCGAGCGCGCCATCTTCCGAGGCGCTCTCGTCGCGCAGCATCACGTACCAGCCGGGCATCTCGCCCGCTTTCAGCGGCGAGACCCGGCTGTTGAAGACATTGCTGCCCGTCTCGCCGAGGCCGGTGAGGTCGGTGACCGCCGCATCGCGAACCGTCTGCCGCGCGTGAGCCATCAGTCACTCACCGTGCGCTCGAGACGGACCAGGCTCATGCCGGTGCCATCCGGTTCGATCGACCTGACGGTGTGGGCCACGCCGCGAAAAGTAACCGCATCGCCCTGGCCGCCACCGGCCGGAATATCGCCCGCGGCGCATAGCAGTGCCGCATGCGCATCGAGCACGCCCGAGCTCTCCCCGTCATCGATAAGCGCCGCGCCGGCGTCCGGCACCACGGACAGCGTCGTCGGCGTGGCGCCGACGGTCCAGGTGATCGACTCGCCAAAGTCGTCGGTGCCGACGAAGACGGCGCGATCGGCGGCGCTCTCGACGGCCATGGCTACTTCGACGCCTTGCCCGCCGGCTTCACTTCCGCGGCCTTGCCGTGGCGCAACCACAGCGCGGCCGTGCCGGCGTCGACCTGCACCGGCGACTTGGCGTCCAGGTCAGGGGCTGTCACCACATCAAGCTCGGTCCCGGCCTCGTGGGACTGCTCGCGCAGCCACAGGAGCGTCTTGGCGACAACACGCATGCTTTGATCTCCGTTGCTTGGGACAATGGTTCCGCAGCGGAACCATTCGGGAAGGCGACGAGCCGCCTAGCCCTTCTTCTTGGCGCGTGAGGCGCGCTTCGCCGTCGAGCGGGAGGACCGGGCCCGGGAGGCCTTCTTCGCCGCCTCTGCCTGTGCTGCAGCCTCGGCGCGCGCCGCGGCCTGCTCAGGCGACAGAACCACGGCCGCGACGGCCTTGGGCGGCTCGCCTTCCATCTCGATGGTCTCGCCGGCCTTGAATTCGACGTGGGCCAGTGTGCGGACGATGGCGCGCTCGGCGTCTTCGACCATCACCTCGACATTGCGACGCCGGTCCGCCAACTGCGCGGCGGTGAGCGTCATGACCGTGCCCGGGCCGAGCCGGGCCGAGCGGTCAACGACCACATAGCTTTTCATGTTGGAGGATCTCCTGGTTCAGGGAAATGACGGCCCGGCCGGTTGGCCGGGCCGCTTGGTCACGGCGGAGATCAGATCATCGTGACCAGGCACGCGCGCTGCCAGTAGCCGTAGCCGACACCGCGCCAGCCATCGATGCCGAACTGCCAGGCGTCGTTGTCGAACTCGAACTCCGAGCCCTCGGCCTTGGCCTTCATCTCGATTTCCTGCTCGGTCTGGCGAATGAACGCCTTGATCGGGCTGTCGGTGCGGAACACAGCGAACTGTTCGGTCCAGCTGCTGAGCCGGGCGTTCGGCACAACCGAGACGCTGAAATTGCGCAGCACGTTCGGGTTGGCATTGTTGAGCGCCGCCGCCGTGGTGATCGGCGTCGTTGCCGCCAGCAGGTGCGGATACAGCGACATCGAGCACTCGACGAGGAACTCGGATGCGCCCTCGTTCATCGGCTCGCCCTGATCGTCCAGGAAGCCCTGGATCTGGGCAATGCCCTTGAAGATGGCGGCCTGCGCCTCCTCATTGCTGGGCGCGGTAGTCGAACCGCGCACCTGGGCGGGGAAGGTCGAGATGTCGGCGTTGATCTTGTTGGACTGAGTGCCGCTGTCGCCTTCGGAATGGTCAGTGTCGAAGAAGTACTGGCCATCATAGCAGGTGGTCGTTGCCCCATTGAGCAGCAGCGTCGAGAGCAGCGAGCCCCAGTGGGTCTGACCGCGATCGGCGAGCTCGGCCATGCGGGCCTCGATCTGGCCCGTCTTGTCGCGGCGGGCATCCTTTTTCTGGACCTCGACGGTGGCCTCGTAGTGGGCATTGTGGATGGTGACGCCCTCACCCGAGAAGCCCTTGGCACTGCGGCCACCAATCCACTCGCGCATGGCGGGCGACTGGCCGAGGAAGTTGTAGGTTTCCGACGCCTGGTCGGAGCCGAAGGCATTGGCGACCTGATCGATCCACGCCATGCCAGGATTGGCTTCGAGACGTGCGTAGTACATGCCGATGATCGCTCGGCTGGAGAGCAGAGACTGGTCCATTGGTGTCCCCTCCTTGGGGATGATGGGGTTGGGAAGGAAGGCCGAGCGATCGGCCGGTGCAGTGGGCGCGGGTTAGGCTTCGCGCGCCCAGGTGCCCTTGAGCTCGCTGAGGATGTAGCCATCGGCGTCGAAGCCGCCGATGACCGCATAGTCGCCGCGCTGGGCCGTCGCCTTGGTGTTGATGACGTCCTTGTTGTTGGCGCCCGTGAGATCCGGCCCCTCGATCATGTCCGCCGAGTTGGGATCCAGCGAGATCTGCACGGTGCCGTACGCCCCGGCGCAGACGATCTTGCACAGCGGCGGAGTCGCGACCGCCGGCAGCGTGATCACGCAGTCCTGGGTGACGAAGAACGTCTTGCCGCTGTCCTCAACGTCCAGCGTCTTGGTCGACGCACTCAGGACCTCGTAGGCGCCACCCCCATGCGGGTCCTTGTAGTTGAGCGCATCGAACGCCACGACCGCGACGCCGCTGGAGACCCAGCGATGCACAAAGCCGATGAACGGCCCGGCAGTCGGCAGCATCGAGAAGGTGTTGTCGTCGCTGGCATAGACCGGCTGGCCGACATCGGTAATGACGACGCCGGTGATCGTCAGCGGCACCTTGCCGCTTTCGATCACCCGCACGTTGATGTCGGCGGCGCTGCCACTGGAATTGTCGGCCTTGGCCTCGGCGAAACCGCCGAACTTGTCGCCGCTGGCCAGCGGCTGGGCGTGACCCGACGCTGGAACGACACCGACGGCGGCGCCCTCATAGACGATGTCGGAGGCGATGACGGGAAGCGCATTGCGCGTGCCACCTTCATAGGCACGCGGCTGATTGGCTGCGAGAGTGGTCATGGTGTGAGGCCCCTTTCAGGAAGCTCGATCTGGATGTGAAAAGGGGCCCGCAGGCCCCTTGATGACAGTCGCCTGAGCCGCGCCGCTACTTGCTGGCGCGCCCCTCGAGGATGCGGACGCGGCCGCCGGCCTCAGCCCGCTTGAATGCCACGTAGTGCTCGACCTTGGGGTAGGACGCCTGCAGCTCCGCACTGGCACCCCATTCGGCCTTCCAGCCTTCCGGCGTCTGCTCGACCGTGCCGGC